CAGTAAACCTGACTGACAGTCTCGTAAGAGACCCCCACCTTATCGGTGAGTTCGTCAATCACTTAGTGGAAAGATCGTCAATAACGATTAGTCCTGTCTCAGAGTTGACCTCTACACTCGCGTGTAGGGCCAGGCTTCTCGCTGTCAACTCTCTTTCACTAAAGCACCCGGTGCAGAACCGGCGCGAGCAGTGATTTATTATTCCATCATATGAAAGGAGAACTAAATACATTTAATACAAATAAGCAAATTTTAATTACACTTAGAGGTACTAAAAGATGTCGTTCTAAGAAGAAATTCCCAAGGACCTCATCTTCAACAAAACAGATTGAGTCCAATAGATCAACTGTGCCTCATAAAAAGAAGCTACAGAGAGTCTACGTTTCGGCTATAAAAGCTCTAACTGGAAAAGACTTGTCCTCTTATGCTACAGATTATTTTAATCTTGTAGATAAGCTGATAGCAAACAAAGGCATGCCAGGAGCTATTTTACGGCTCAAGGCAATACATAATGCTGCCATCAATTCAATGCTCAAACAACCAAATCCAGAACACCCTTACTTAGCGGTGGACGGAGATGGGTTTCCAACTATCTTTAAGAGATTAAAGAAAGTCGGTAAGACTCCAGCAGGGATACAAGCTGTAAACAGCCTACTATCTTACTACCGTTGTCTTAGAGCCCCGATACAACCGGACTTCACTTCAATAGTGACGCCTGGTAAAGAAATATCGGATGATCTAATAAGTGAACTTCTAAGTGTCGTACCACGTAAGTGGCATTTTGACCTAGAAGAATTACCACAACCTAGAATTGCCTTTAAATCAAGTGGCGGACCGAATGGTCAAGCTACCCTAGGCGCTGCAAAAGACATAGCAGCACTCTCAGAATCCCTATGCGACAGCATCATATATATAGCTGAAGCACAAAGCGGAGACGATTTTGTCGAAGCTTTTGAGGAATTAAGAGACCTAGCATATAACGATGATCAAGCCCCAACTGCCAGCCGACTAGGCGTAAGCCCGGAAGGAGGTGGAAAGAGCCGAATCTTTGCTATATGTGATTATTGGACGCAACTAGTATTAAAACCACTGCATTCCCAGCTTGCCAGCTTGCTAAAGCTGCAAGCCTCTGACTGCACTTTTAATCAAAGCGCAGGTGTTCCTGTAATTAAACAGTGGACACAAGAAAGAAACGATTTATTTAGTTTCGATCTTACAGCAGCATCAGACAGAATACCAATCTCATTACAAGAAAGGTTATTAGGTCTGTTGACTGGAAATACGGAATATGCAGAACACTGGAGGAATCTTATGACCAACCGTGGCTTTCGATATAGACGTAAGTACTATACGTGGGCCGTGGGCCAACCATTAGGAGCTTATTCATCCTGGCCAAGTTTTACCTTGGCTCACCATCTCATGGTGAGACTCGCTGCTAAGCGGGCAGGTACCAAAGCTGAGTATTTCATGCTCGGCGATGATATTGTGATAGCTGGAACAGCTACCGCAAATGAGTACAGATTAATTCTCGGCCAATTAGGCGTTGATATTAACTATACCAAATCACTGGTTCAAACGAACGCAGTTGAATTTGCTAAGCGACACTTCACTCAAGGAGTAGAAGTATCTTCCTTCCCAGTAAACCTGACTGACAGTCTCGTAAGAGACCCCCACCTTATCGGTGAGTTCGTCAATCACTTAGTGGAAAGATCGTCAATAACGATTAGTCCTGTCTCTATCGATACTTTCTTACAAACGGTATCCTTAGTAAGCGATGTTGATTATAAGAAATTACAAATAATCTCTGGAAATCCAATAACAGGCCGAAAGGCGCTGTTACCAGATCAGGCATCGGACACTGCCCATACTCAGTATGGGGTGTGTGGCCATGAGTTAATATGGCCTGCACTCGACGAAAAGCTTTATCAAGCGCTCTACGCTGTACTCAAATATAAGTACATTGTGCGAGAATATTCATTATTGCAACGAGGAAGAGAGAATTATTATTCCCAAATCCAGTTGATTCGACTACCGGGTATCGATCCGGTGCACTGCCATGCACATCCTATTCGGTTGTGTATGGAGGAGAGGTATTGTTACCAATCCAACCTAGCTCACCAAAGTATTGGTAAGTTTTGGTCCCAGCCTGAAATCAGCCGGGCAGTGCTTCCAAGTGTTCATTCACCTAGTTTGAAGGAATTAACTCCAACATTCTTGGGCAGAATAAAGCACGAGGCGAAGGTCATACTCGAATTATACAGCGCAGCAAATAGCCTGCAACAGTTTATCCAAGATAACTTTGGAGAAGAGCGTCCATGCGAGCATTCACCATCGTACATAATAGCACAATGGGCAAAGTCTTCACAGAGGGAGCCATCCGGTCGAAATACAGACGGCCTTTCCTGAGATGGAAAGAGC